TTGTGCCATTTTTGAAGATCTCCACCAAACCCACAACCCACATCGAGAATATGATGACCACTCTTTGTCACACATTGAATGAGCTCTCTCTTGGTGTCGTTGTGATTTTTACGAATCTCTTCCATAATTCATGATAGTTTCATATCTTTAATTCTCTACTTAGGGCTTAAAGTTTACAAACGTTCAAAAGGTATAATGTCTCTTGAACAAGATTATACAACCGTCCCCGGTCAGGTTTTCGCTTGCCTTTCTATTGTTGGCCCCGAGTGCCCTCAGAAGAATGATAAGTTTGGTATCAAAATCCGAGGAACTTTCGCGAACCGCGATGAGGCTGCGAATCACGCCAAGCGTCTTCAGAAGGAGGATCCCACGTTTGACATCTACGTCGTTGACATGTACAAGTGGCTCCTCATTCCACCCGACTCTTCTAAGATTGAGGATGTTCATTATACCAATGATAAGCTTGAGGAGATCATGACTGGTTACAAGGAGAATCAGGCTCAGGCTGCTCGTATGTTTAACGAACGTAAGCAAGGTATGGCTGACAAGACTGGCTTTGCCCCTGGTGACGACAACTCCACCTTCTACACGAAACCCGATGAGGCTCCCATCTCTCACCCAGCTGAGGTTCTAGAGCGTCTCAAGAAGGAGAAGCCTGATGCCAATATGGAGGATCTCGTCAAGGAGGCTGATGAGATTGTTGCCCAAGAGATGAAGGATCGTCAGAAGCAGCGCGAGGAAGCTGCCGCTTCTACTGAGGCTACGATCGAGGAATCAAAGGATGAAGGTGAACCCGAAGTTTCTTCCAAGTAAATAATTTTCATAACTAATATTAAATGATCGGTACAATCGTAACAATCATTCTCGTCAGTGCTTTCTTTATTTTGTTTTTTGAAGGGATGGGTCCAAAAAACAAAAGGGAAAAGAAAAAGGTTAAGGAACCTGAAGCCAGTACTACTGCTGGATTTATTAAGGACACGTACAGGGATCCTTTTATCAATCATTTCATACCTCCAAAAGTTGGTAATATAGGAAAGTTTGTTCCATTCTCAAGTGTACCTGAGGATAACTGGTTGCATGGTTTTCCCCATAAAAAATCCAAGTAAAAATACAGCAAACGCTATGATCCATGTTGATTTATCAACATTCTTGAATAAATCGAATGATTCTTGACCTTGATAAGGTGGTGGTTGCGGTGGATAATCAGATGGATGAAAGTAATACTCTTCAGAGTGTTTCTCGTTACTTTCATCTTTCTCCTCTGGAACTTCTTGAAGAACAGGATTATATTCAATGGGGTTACCAATATCAGTTTCCATTTTCTAATATATAAACGGTTTTTTTTAAGCGCTTTCTTCCTCACTTTCACTTTCATCTTCTACCACAAAGTCCTTGAGATTGCCATTTTCGTCTGCGTCTTCTTCATATTCCTCTTCACTGTCTTCATCGTATAATTCGTCGTCTGTGTCTAATTCAGAATCTATATCAGTATCATGTTCATCCGTACCGTAATCGTCTTCTAAAACACTTTCCGTGGGCTGGAATAGAGCAGGTTTCTTTATATGTCTTCCTGAACGGGTACGAGTAACTATAACCATTTACTAGTACTCTGTATTATTGTTTAAGTAGTTTTACGAGATTATTATCGATAATCTGATGTGTTCTAGCTATATTCTTTTTACCTTTACAAATTGGACACTGTTGTGTTATTTTATTACCCTTGATGATATAAGACATTACATGATCTGCGTGTTCCCCCTTGATAGATTCACAGTACATTGAGGTCGTGAGGGCTACGTAGTTGTTTTTGTTTCTCTTTACACTCACAATTGTAGTGTCCAACTGGTTATCCATAAATTTCCGAACAAATCTCTGTAATAGGGGTTTTATCTCCGTCTGTTTAGGTTGGGGTTTTTCAACAAATTTCTTAATTTCTGGACAATTTTGGATTTCCTCTTTTTTGGGATACAACTTATTGATTATGGAACTCGGTAATTCATGACGACGACCACAGAAATCTTTACAGAAACCATCCTTCCTTCCCCTGAGTGTTTCACAACGACAGAAACATTTCTGTATAATGAGTTTACCACTGATTATGAACCACACATGATTTGAATTATGTCCTCTTCTCAGATTTTCACAATAGTTTGAATTCGTTGCGGCTAGGAATGTATTTTTGTGTTTGAAAACTTTAGTAATATAAGCAGTAGATTGTCCCTCTAGATTCTTCTGAACAAAAGACTGTATCATGTATTTGAGTTCTTCATCCCGAAGTTCATCCTTAATTTCATCTTCTGTAAATGCACCCTCCCTCATAGGCATAGAAGGTGGTTTAACAAATGTAGTCTGAGGAGCATTTGTGCGAACCGCAGACATCTTTAGGATTTTGACATCTGGTGTTGGTGGTACACGAATAATTGTACTCAACGGCTCTGGTGTGTACATGAAAACTGGAAGATAGGCCAATTGGTTCACTTTACCATTTTCACAACCAGAACACCCTCGTCCACCACATGCGTCGTGTTTAGCTTTCTTATACGACCACGGCATCCTAAAGCCACTTCCCTTTGTCCTTCTCTGAAGATCACCATACACAGATGAATCTATGATATCATTCCAATCATATGAACTTTTAGCCTTGGATAATGCCACGAGGACATGATCCCTCAAAGCAATCGCGGAACTTTGATCCACGACAAAGTCTGGCCAGTTGAGATGTACTCCAGTCTTGATAAAGTCACCAACAGTCTTTGGAGGTGACACAGATATGAGACAATTCTTACCACCGTGACGTTTCACCTTGTCACATATGATTTTACAAATCGACTTGATCTCCTCAATTGAGAGTGAATCTTGATCCTTGTAATCGATGTCTATGAAGAAGTTATAGGTTGGAGTCTTTTGTTCCACGACGAATAACTTTTCACTCGTACCGATAGCTTCTATGTACTTTTCATAGAATTCGTTCAATCTATCAAATGGCACAGAGAGTTTTCCTCCGTCCATGAGCACATGTGATAGATTGGATGCATTATCAAATTTTTGAGACGCACACCAACTCTTAAACATATCCATTTATTGGTCGTCATCTCTAAACCACTTCATAAATGAAACATCTTGGTATACTTTTTTTTCTGCTAAATCCTTCTTTATAACTAGAAGTTCATATACAGTTTTATCTTTGTTATCTTCTTTCCACTGAACAATTTCATCTTCACACATTCCCCTATTCTTATCGAGTAACTCTCCGATCTGGTGTAAGATGAAAGCCTTGGACTTCATTATTTTATAGAGAAGGTTTTTCTATTGTGAGAACTTATGCAAGAGTAGAACTCTGGATTTTTAATCACATTGTCCACTATCAATTTCCAACGTTTACGTGAATTGTATTCTTCTAGAGTATCAAAACTCATAAAGTCATTCTCGTCATACGTTTTCTTATACGGTTGGTGGAGTGCCTTCTTTACTGATGTTTTTTGCTTTTCTTCATAGAATCTTCGTACGAATTCATTTTGCTGAGACCTGGTGTAGTTGACAAAGAATATAAACACATTATACTCTAAATCAACCGTGGGACTCTCTTTATGTATAAACTTAAATTCGGTGTACTGTCCATTTTTTAGTGATATAACCCCTCTAGTCTCTTCTTCCAGTTCTCTAAGAGCACAACGAATCGGGTTGTAAATTTCTCGTCTTCTACATCCTCCTGTGACAAATATCCATTCCTTGAATCTCCAATCTCTCACAGTGAGGAATCTCGGTTTGCCGTCTACAAAGCTAACCGGTATTGCAATCGCCTTGTACTTTTTCATTGCTCATTCGCAAGTTATAATATGCGGATATGTTTATTCAATCAATTTTTCCTCTTCTGGGGTCATTTCCGACAAATTGTCATCCGCGTCACCATCCCCATCTATGGAATTAAGCTTTTCCATGACATCCTCTGAGAAATCTCGAAGCTCATAGAGTTCTTCACGAGTCTTATGAAGCTCGCGAAGTAGGAAAATAACACCTACAACACATACTGCTGTGGCGATCATCATGACATTTTCGTGATTAAGGG